GTTTCCAGTTCTGCAACTGTTGTTTCATTTGCAATGTGTTGAATTGATTCTTGGTTGCTTAAAACATTAAAACCTTTATTTAAAAATAACCTTAATACTTTATCTATACTTATGTTTTCTGTGTTTAACGCAACCTCAGGTTTACACATAGGTTGCACATTAGTGCCTACTTTTTCATCACCATATGCAACCTCAGGTTGCGCATTGGAAGCCTGTGATTGCTTCTTTTTGGCGATCTGTTCTTTCATCTTGGCAACGGTTACGGTGTCTCCCTTTGGCATTTGATACTCCCTTTGTGGTTGTTGAACTGGCTTAATTACTCCGTTGATCATGTCGTGGATGCGCTTCAATCCTTCTGGATCTGGTGTCATCTCTTTCATCTCTTTTTCCTTAATGTGCGGTGGTCTGGTGTCCTCATGCCTGCTGGTGACTGCAATGGCTGTCTCAAGGTCAATGCTTGCATCGTAGATAACTCTGACGGTATCTGGCCTAACGCCTCGCCAGTGCTTTGACACTACCTCGAGGTAGCCTTGCGCCTTCAGCTTGGTGATGTGCTTGGACACAGCCTGTCGGCTGACTCCAGCGTCCTTGGCAAGCCTTGCCTGGCTAACCCAGGTGACACCAGCTCGGTTGCAATAGCTGCAGATCAGCGCCAGCGTCTTGACCATGCCATCAGTAACAGCCCTGTCAGTCAGCGCTCGGATCGGGATGACCGCCAGCTTACGCTGGTCTGGCATCGGTTCCTTCTCGCGGATCTTAGGCTTCTTCGGCAGCGCGAACTGCACCACGTTGTCAGGCATCGGGCTCAATCCTCATCCCCTGCAATCAGCGCAATCCAAATGGCAATCGCGGCCAACCCAATCAAGCCGCCGAGTGTCATCAGCAGCACACCAAACAAGGCGATAGCCATCACCGCCACCGCAGCTGACCCGCCAGCTTCCGCACATGCGCTTCAGGCGTTATCTGCCCGCTGTGGTTCCTGTACGGGCTCTCTGAGCGCCTTTCCACACACGGCTTACAGATCCACCTCGCAGTGTTCTTGCCGCGCCTGTAGATCCCGCCGTCAAGATCCCTGGTGCATTGGCAGCTGGTGCAGAACTTGGTATTCATATCAGCCCCTTGATCCGCTTAATCTCCCAGCCGGTCGCATCGTGGATCTTTAAGATCCGCTCGGCTGTGACACCCATCTTGCCGTTTCTTATCTTGCTGACATACGCCTGCGGCCAGCCCAGCTTGACAGCCAGGTGAGCATCGTTGCGAGCTCGGAGCTCAGTAATCAGTGTGTCCAGCAGCCGGTGGTCATTTCTTGGTTTTTGCATTCTTATATCTCCTTGCCATCTCGTTGCGCAGCCTGGTCTTGCCCTCAATGCCGCGCCGCTCTTCGACACTGAGTAAATATTGCATCTTGGTAACCTTCGGCTTCCTCGCCTTGTCCGGTAGCTTCAGAGCCCACCGCACCTCGCACTCAAAGCGCCAGGCTTCGCTGTGCGTGCAGAGCTCAACGCCGTCCACCAGCACAGTGCGAGGCTTCCAGTGCGGCCTGTCGCAGTGCTGGCAGTGCTCATAACCTGCGACCACCATGCCGCCTCAAATACCGCCTGGCCTGCTTGACCGAGGCCATGATTCCAAGGCCGGAGTAACGCCACATCCGAAACGCTCGCCACAGCCGGATCATTTGACGCGCCTCACCTTGTTTGCCTTCGCAGCCTTGGCCTGCTCACGCTGGATGCGCTTAAACTTGGCGGCTAAGTCCATCGCCGTACCCGCTGGCTTGTATTTGAAGTCAGGGTTGTAGACGCTTGGCGTGTCATCGCGTTTCTTTTGCTTCTTTGCTGGCATGTCATCAGCTAGCTTCAGTTTCGTTTGCATTGTTTCCCTCCAATTGATCTCGTAGCATAGGTATAAAGTCATCCAATAAAACACAGACACGCCAGGGCTGGCCGTTGCGCCGGTAGACTACCACCGGCACCTCATGCGGCTGCGCACACGCCTCGACCTGTTGCGACCAGGCATCAATCTGCAACCGCTCCTGCCGCTTAACCTCGAGTCTGAAATGCTGGATCGTGATGTCATCCGCACCATCGCGGGCCTGCCCCAGGTTGCGCTTGACCACAAACCCGAGCTCATCAGTCAGCAGCTTGGCCAGCTCACGCTCGCCTGCAGCGCCCTTGTTCCGCTTGCCGCGACCGTTCATGCGCCAGCCCTCATTTGAATTCGTTTGCCAATCCAACCCATGACAGGCACCGCCATGCTGTTACCTAGTGCCTTGTAGCGAGGGCCGTCAGGTGACTCGGGCTGCTTGCGCCAAGGGATGTTGGTGTAGTTATCGGGAAAACCTTGCAGCCGCTCGCACTCCACCGGAGTCAAACGGCGCACAGCCATGTTTATAGCAACAGAGTTGTAAACGTCTGCGTGGTCATTACCGCCAGTTCGAAGTGTTGAAGCAAGTTCGCCAGATTCTGTTACCGGCTGCGCTATGTCTTGCAAAACCATACCAATGTGATCGCCATCTGTTTTATCGGATCGGATCGTCTGCGACGTTGTAGATAGTGTCTGGTTATATCCATCAAACGCCATCGGCTGCGCCAACAACGGCGGGTGCTGACCCTTTGCAAGCGTGAAACATGGATCACCCGGCTGCGGGTTTGATCCGTTCTGCGGTGATGTTATGTTGGTCGTGTCGTAAACAATTGGCTGCGCGATCAAATCGGTCGCATCTTTGTAATCACGCGCCTTCATCGCACTAGCCGTACCATCATCAACGTATTCACCAAACGCAACCATGCGAGCGGTTACTGGTTGCATATACTCACTAGCGGCTAACTCAACGTCGCTTCCCCAGCCACCGCTATTAGCGCGTGCCTTAAAGGTTCCGGCAACTTTTTGCCCCGCTTCTCGGCTCGGCGCAGTATCCCGGCGCAGGCTTTCTGGCTCAAAAAGAACCTCGGCGGCAGCTCGCCAATCTCCAAGGTGTCCGACAACGAACACACGGCGGCGGCGCTGGGCCACTCCGAAGTACTGAGCGTCAAGCACTCTGTATGCGAACCCATACCCGAGTTCTGCCAGCGCCCCGAGGAAGGAACCAAAGTCCCGCCCACCGTTGCTACTGAGGACACCCGGCACGTTTTCCCATACGCACCACTTGGGTCTAAAGTGGTCAAGAATCCCGCAATAGACAAGGGCAAGGTTTCCCCTTGGGTCTGCGAGTCCTTTGCGAAGTCCGGCGACGGAAAAAGATTGGCAAGGGGTTCCACCGACCAGAAGGTCAACTGTTCCAAGATCCCACTCCTTATAGTTAGTCATATCACCAAGGTTTTTGACGGCTGGATAATGATGCGCCAGCACAGCAGCAGGAAAAGGTTCAATCTCTGCAAAGCCTGCAGCTTCCCAGCCAAGCTGGTGCCACGCCACCGTCGCGGCCTCAATGCCCGAACACACTGACAAGTACCTCACTACGCACCCAACAGCTTATTCAGCCGATCCTGCGTACTCTGATAGCGCTTGCCGTAGGCCTCCAGTATCAGCTCTTCCAGGATCGACACCCTGGTGCGACGCTGCTCTGCAGCCGCCTGGTCTAGCAGCTGCCTTACCTCTGGCCGCATACGCATTAAAAACATCTTGCCCTGTTTCATAACTCCCCCTTGTATATCGCCCGAATATAATTCCAAGACCGTAACGCCGTCAACGCTTGCCAATTTGATACCACCTAAAATTATTTTGGTTTGGGGTGTTGACATATCGCCGAGATATATGAGAGTCTCTGTCTACGGTCACTCAAGACCGCAACCTCACCGAGATACAGGGAGATTGAAATGCAAGTTCAAATCATTTGCAACGACGTACTAGAATCAGGCCAATTCATTGAGGCCGAGTCCGGCAAAACAGCTGCCTATATCTGGGTAAGCAAGATGGGCTACATCAATGTGCTTTGCAAAAACGCATCGCACAAAGCCTGGAAAGCATCTAAGGGCCGCAATTTCTTTTCCTTTGATGAAGCTATCGCTGCCTACAAGTCGGCAGAGATGAAAGCCATCATCAGCGCTGCAATGGAGGCATAATCATGACCTCCCACGTCGCTTACTTTCGCGTATCAACCGAGCGCCAGGGCCAATCTGGCCTCGGCCTCGAAGCCCAGCAGGCAGCAGTCAAAGCCTACGCCGACGGCATCATTCATTCATTTACCGAAATAGAATCAGGCAAGCACGATGACCGGCCACAGCTGGCCGCTGCCATCGCCATGTGCAAAGCCACAGGCGCAGCTCTGCTGATTGCCAAGATCGACCGACTGTCACGCCAGGCAGCGTTCCTGCTGACCCTGCGTGACTCTGGCGTGCAGATCGTTGCAGCCGATATGCCGCACGCTGGCACCCTTGAGTTCGGCATTCGCGCTGTGGTCGCCCAGCATGAGCGCGAAGAGATCAGCCGCCGTACCAAGGCAGCACTGCAGGCAGCCAAGGCTCGCGGTGTCAAACTCGGTAACCCAAACCCACAGGCAGCAGCAGAAGCCGGTGCAGCAGCTGGCCGTGCCAACGCTGACGCATTCGCAGCTCGCATGATGCCCATCATCGCCGACCTGCAGCGTGCAGGCATCACCAGCCTGCGCTCCATCGCAGCAGCACTGACAGCCCGCGGCGTGCAGACTGCTCGCGGTGGCCGTACCTGGGGCGCTGCCCAAGTCTCTAACCTTATTCAGCGGGGTGCAGCATGAACGACGATTTCTTTAATGGCTTCCTGTTCGGGATCTTTGTTGTCATGGCGCTGTTCTTTGTGGCGGGTGTCATATGATCACCGGCCAGATCCTGCGCGATGCCCAGCTGGCACTGTTCGAGCAACGCGACAGCGACTTCCTGGCTCAGTGCCGAGACATTGCAGCTCAGATCTGCAGGCAACAGGGCTCGGTATCCATCAACGATGTCCGAGCTGCCATCAACCTGCCTGCGGAGCTGCACCCATCAGTGCTCGGTGCCGTTTTCCGAGGTAAAAAATTCACAGCAATCGGCTACACAGAAGCCGCTCACAAAGCCGCCCACGCTCGCGTTGTGCGGGTCTATAAACTAACGGAGGAAACATGTCAGGCAAACTAACACCGGATTACATGATGAGCGCCAGCCGCCTGCCAGCGCTGCTCGGGCTGTCTCGCTACCAGACAGCCAACGACGAACTGCAGTACAGCATCAACGCCAGCAAAGGGTTGCCACGGGAAGACAAACAGAACGAAGCGATGGCTTGGGGCGACCGCATCGAGCGCCTGATCCTGCAAGAAACAGCCAAGCGACTTGAGTTGCTTGAGCTCTCGACCGAGTTCGATTCGGCCTTCTTTCATAAGACACTGCCGCTGGCCTGCAGCCTGGACGGATGGGCGCATGGCCGTGGCCAGAAGATCCGCACCGATATGGACGCAGGCATTATCGTGGTCGGCCAGGATGAGATCATGCTTGACGGCTATGGCGTGCTTGAGGCCAAGCTAACCGCAGTGTCGCCCGAGGAAATGCCCGCGCTGTACCGTGGCCCTGTGCAGCTGCAGGCACAGATGGACATCATGCAGGCACGCTGGGGTGCCGTGGCTGTGCTGTACCAGGGAACCGTGCTGCGGATCTTTTTGTTTGAGCCGCACAAGCAAACACTGGAAACGATCAAGACTGCGGTGCTGGAGTTCCAGAACAAGATCGAGAAGTACAAAGCCACCGGCGAGATTGACTATTACCCACCAGCCAACAGCAAGGATGCCGACCGCATGTACCCGGCAGCGGATGAGGCTGCGGTAGTCAACCTACCTGGTCGCGCTGAACAGCTGGCCGACCAGATCCTAGCAGCCAACGCAGCCATCAAAGAGGCAGAAGGCAAGCGCAGCGAGGCAGAGACTGAGCTCAAAGCTATGCTGGGTCAGGCATCCAAAGGCACCGTCGGTCGCTTCGAGATCCGCTGGCCAATGCGTAGCTACAAGGCGACACCAGAGAAGGTGGTGCCGGCGAAGGACGCATACAGCATCAGACAATCAACCCTGTCCATCAAAGAGGCACTATGACCAAACTCGAAGAGGCGCACGCCAGAGCTGTTGTCGCGCTGTTGAACACGATACCCAAGTGCAGCGAGGAAGAGGCCGAAGAGATCGTCGAATCCTTCACCGCGCTAGTTTTGTACACAATCCAAGCATTCTTACCAGGAGATAACAATGACCAATCTCGTTACAACTAGACAGGGGTTTGCGCCTGCAACCTTTACCGAAGCCAGACAGTTTGCCGAAGAGCTGGCATCGTCCAACCTAGTACCCAAAGCCTACACCGGCAAGCCGCAGGACATATTGGTTGCCATGCAGTGGGGCGCAGAGATCGGCCTGGCACCGATGCAGGCGTTGCAGAATATCGCGGTGATCAATGGCAAACCCAGCGTCTACGGTGACGCAGCGATGGCGCTGGTGCAGGCGAGCCCACACTGTGAAGACATCGAGGAATACTTCGAAGATGAAGGCACGCCCAACCCGGTGGCCGTGTGTGTTGCCAAGCGCCGTGGCCGCAAGCCGGTGGTCGCTAAGTTCTCGGTCGAAGATGCCAAAAGAGCTGGCTTATGGGGCAAGCAAGGGCCGTGGCAGGCGTACCCAAAGCGCATGATGCAAATGAGAGCTCGCGGGTTTGCGCTGCGTGATGCCTTCCCTGACGCGCTGAAGGGGCTGATCACAGTCGAGGAGGCGCAAGACTTCCCGCCAGAGGCACGGCCACAGCCAGCCAAGAATATCACTCCGCTGCCATCTAACCCACTGGATCGGATCGCACCACCGCCGCCACCGGTAGATGAGTATGTGCCGGATCTGGAAGAGGCTGATCCAGAGCCAGCGCCAGCAGGTGAGTTCCAGCTGATGGTGCCAGGCAAGGACGGTGGCGAGCCGGTGGTCAAGTCAACGCACGCAACGCAGCTCGATTGGTCTGCGGCCTACGAAGAGCTGGCCGACAAGACGATGTCAGCAGGAAGAGCAAGTGAGCGCGACCGGATGACAGCGCTAAAAAATTTCAAGGAAGCGAACCAGGTGCTGTTTAAAAAGATGGAACCTGGTGCCATGCTCCAGCACTCGCAGGCTTACCAGAAGCGGCTGCGAATGCTTGGCGCTGAGATGAACAAGGAAAAAAATCCCGACTGATAGCCGGGAAAACCCGCTGGTACTTTGGTTAGCGCAGGAGGGGCGCAGTATCAGCGGGGGGTGTTCCTCACTGCTTCGTACTGACGGATGCAGGTGTCGAGGGCTGATTGGAGCCTTGCTGCGTCGGCGGCGTACCTTGCAAGAAACTCTCCATTTGTCCGATCCAGTTCCGCTCCACTCGCTCCACCGCAAGATTGGGCGGGATTGGACACGGCACCTGCCGGGGCGGCGGGGCGCTCGGGGCGCTTGCGCAGGCTGTCAATGAGCCGGTCAGAGCGAGCATTAATATCTTTAATCTGTTCATATGATTCCTCTCTCAGCTTGTCAGCCTGGGCCTGTAGCTGCTGCTCCTTCTCGCGTGCAGCTGCCTGCGCCTTCGCATACTCTTCTGCTAGCCTTGCCCGCTCCTGATCCCACTGCGCCTGCACCTCGGCCTTACCTGCTGCCGAGCCTTTGACGTAGCCACCAGCGCCAGCTACTGCGACAGCTATGACAGCACCGGCAATGAAATAGGGATTCATTTCGGTGGAACCTTGGTGCCTTCCAATTTCTTATGCACCTTCACATCGCGGCACACTTCCTTTTTGGTCTTCGGATCTTCCCGGCAAACCTTCTTCATCTCGCCACCAGCGTGGACGTTGAATGCTAACAGCAAGCTAGCGGCCACGGTTGCGGCCATGCGGATTAGTAAAAAATAATTCATGGTTCCCCCTATAGTTCAGGCTGTGGTGCTGCTGGTGGTGCTGCTTTACCGTTGAAGCCTGCCGCCACGGGTGGTGGTGGGCTAGTCTCTAGTATAGGCTCGACGCGCTGATGCACTGGGGCCGGAGCCTTGGGTGCCGGTGGCTGTGGGTCAGTCCAATCGCTGGCCTTACTAACACCAGGCGGCGGGTCGATCAGCTTGGCCACGCCGTCCTTGCCTTTGATGGCCAAGAGCGTTGCCAACGCACCGAGGATGTACTTTGACATGTCACTCAGCAGCATAAAGAATTGCTTGTCAGCTGGCGCAATAGAGTTCATCGGCTGGGTCACGAACACCACCGAGTACATGGCCAAGCTCGACATCATCAACAGCACAGCACAGAAAGTCGTGCCGATAACTAGCTTGATAATCGAATCAATATGGTCAGGAGTCCACTTCATGGTTTCTGTTCCTCCGGCTTAAAGTCAGCAGCTGGCACCAGCTGGTCGGGGCAAGTGCCGGTCAC